GATTTTTGAATCTACATCGCCCATCCCAAGTCCAGTAGGATCAAATATCTCTCCTGACTCAATATCCTGATGCATTGAATTTATGGTGAAATCTCTAGAGAATGATTCTACATACCTTTCTTTTTCAGGAGCGTTCTTCCTAACCCAATCTAAAACGCCGGGATGAGAAAAGCTTAATACTCCTGGAGAAAAATCTATATTTTCTCCAAAATGAAAGACTCTAATGTGCCTATCTTCAAACATTCTAAATATTTGACCGGTAGAGGAGGAGAACAATACCCCTAACCTCACACATTCCGAAGAGAGTGTTGTTATGTCTAAATCTGGAGATGGATTTTGTCTCTTGAATAAAAGATCTCGGACTATTCCTCCTACAACATAAGGTTTGTCTAGCGAATATTGGCTACTTATCTTAAGCATAAGTTCCAATGGCTCACTAAAACGCTGTAAGTTACCTGTAATCATAATTCAACTATTCTGGTGCCGGCACTGGAGTTTGGACTGCCTGTGGAGGTAATCCCTCTGGATTTACTCCTGGAGAACCGGGGGTAGCTGCGGATAAATTGGCACTTTCTTCTAGAGCATCTGACTTTGCCATTTCCATTATCCTCTTGTTGTTTGATAACATGCCTAACATCTTTGTTACTCTGGTTAGTGCATAAGAATAAGATTCAATTAGTTTGCTCTGAGCCTCTGCTAGTTCAGGAAACATGGAAGCAATACCAACCTTATCAAGAATAATATCAAACTCAGCAAGATATCTAATAACTCGCCTATCTGACAGGGTTCCTGCAATTTGCTCTAATTTTCTAGAGGCATCATCAACAGAGACATCTTTCTTCATAATGTCTTCGTATTCATCTTCCTTTGGCCCAGGTACGGGCTGAACGCCCTTCATTACTTCTCTGCCCTTTTCGGTATTTTCTTTTTCCTGCTGCTTTCTCTCCATCTCCGATGCAGATGGAGCGGCTTCCTCTTCAGGGGACTCGCCGGGAGCAATTACCTCGGGGGTGGCGGGAGCAAGCTCTGGGGGAGCGGCCTCTTGAGAATACTTGTATAGAACGGAGGCTCCCTGATTAAAACCTAATTTTTTTAATTGTCCTGCGGCACGATAACTTATATCCGACGCGGAAGTCTGGAGCCTGATCTTTCCAACTTGAACATCTAATTTGTGAAGCACTTGAGATATTTCTTCATATTTATCAGGATCTACATATTCTTCACTTTCTTTTAAAATCTTGTCAACTCTTCTTAGGGCGGTGTTGAACTTCTTCTTCCAATTCTTGTAGTTAACCTTACTTTCTCCACGTTCTTTGGCATCATTAACCAGAGAGTCGTGATCAACAACAAAGTCAGGTCCCATATAGTCTTCTTTGTATAGATTTCCACCGGCATTAAGTCCAAAGTTAAATGACGCTGTTTTTACATTGTATTTCAAGTGCTCTCCGTGGTTATAATATTTTAACCAAGATAAAAAGTTATTTCTTTCTTCATCATCTTCAAAAATATTACTAGAATATTTTATTACAGAATCAGAATAGTCGGACCCATCCTTATAAACAGATTCGTAAATCTTATGAACACAGGTTGCCCAAGACTGAAGATCATATCCATAAAAGGGATTTTTAAAGAAGTAATTCTCTCCCATAGGATAAGCTATTTTTTTCATTGAATTTTTATCAATAAGAAGCGAGGTTATATAAAAATAAAAATCATTTTCTGTTTTTAGTTTCTTTATTACATCTTTGTTTTCCCAGGCATAGCTCATTATATCATTAGCTTTTTCTCCGGAAATATTTTTAATAGCTCTCTTGAGATTTAAAAAAGAATTAATTTCTGATTTTTTAATTTTAAAACTTTCTATATCATCAGAAGCTTCTTTTATAAAATCATCTATTTCATGATTATATTTTTTATTATATTTATTCATAATTTAAGGTAGTTTTTTATTATCTTCTATTGTGTTTCTTAGTTTATTGATTAGCTCTTTAAAATTATTTCTTTTTTCATCAGGTAATGAGATAAAATTTTTATCACGAAAAATTCCATCCAAGGCTGATACTACGTTCTGGTAATTCAAGTCTTTTACCCCTGGAAAAGTTTCTCTTATCCAATTCATTATGGATACAGGCGAGTTTAAGTCACCTCTTGTAAGATGAACGGTATCATCATCTGAACTATACTTCTTCTGCATCGGAAACCTCTATTAGATATTGATTATATTCTGGAGAATCATGTTTTAATCCGGACATTCTATAATTAAGTTTTTCCATAAAGATCAGCACAAGAGATGGGTCCATGTCCTTTAATACTTCTAAAACAACCTCTTTTACTATTTTTAGCTGGTCGTTTACAACATTTACATTCAGGTTATGTTCAATTTTCTTATCAGCAAAGCCTTCAATGTACTTCTTCCAATCCTGCATAACAGATCTCATGGTATTTAAATACTCAAGAAAGACCCTGTCATGCTTAATGCTTCCGCCATTGGCAACGGCGTTATAGTAGAATTCCATTCTTGCAGAAATAAGTTTCTCCATCTCTAGTAGCTTTCTGGCCACATCCATTTCGTTGGAGACTATTTCATCTACTTTCTTTTGATATTCGGAGGAATTAGAGACGGCAAGTTTAATCTCTGCATTTTCAGATACTAGGTCGTCCGATCTTTTTTTAGTCTTAATATCCTCTAGGAGATCACCCTTTATATTGAGTTGTTCCGATCTAAACTTTTGAAGAGTCATATAGGAAATATGGTGACGCTTGGAACGGGGATATTTCTTTTTTAACCAAGCTTCAATCTGCTTTACAGAATCGCCATTAAGCAACATCTTGATAAGTTCATCTTTATCTGGGTGCCTTACGACTTTGCTTTGTTCCATATAATTCCTAAAAAAATAAGCGATTAATAGGCTTATTTTATTTTACCTAAAATTTATTATCTTGAGAAGATTTTAGTCTGGTTAGAAACACTTGTTGGGGAAAAGTTTCTTCCATCGCTAGTTTTAAATCCGTTATTATAATCAAAGACCTGCTTGGTATATGGATTTACCCTGACACCATCAGAAGGTACCGCAGCCTGAACGCCAGGCATATCTGGAGCATATCTAGTGGAGAGGGCGTGATTACCTTCTGATATTACAGGCTTGTAGTCTGGCTGCTCACCAAAGACACCGTAAAGCTTAGAAGTATCTACTTTAGGTAGATTCATCTCATCCTGAATATCAAATCTATTTTTGTATTCTGTGACGCCCATTCTTGACTCTTGAAGAATACCAGTTGCCTGAGCTTTCTTATAGAGTTCTTTTAGGGCCTGATTTCGAGTAGAGTTATTCATAACCTAGCTCATCACAATTTTACTGGTTGAGATTACGGTTCCATCTATAGACTCAAGATTACGTTTCTCATTTCTAAACTTTGGAACTGGGCGACCCTTTTCGTCAAAGGCAACTTTGCTGAGTGGAAGTCCAAGCTTTGGACAGAACCATTCCACGGAGTTTTTGGTACGGATAAGATCTCCGCGAGAAACTGCTGACTTGATAAGATCCTGATCAAGAGATTGTGAGGCAGTCTTTAGAATCTTCTGGAAATCCTCCAGAGCGGTCTTAAATCTTTCTGGACCAAATTTTGAACCAATGGCAGAAAGTGCGTCTTCAGATGCTTTGTAATCTTTCTTGGATACGCCATCAATCATAACATCCATCAGTTGGGGATAAGATAGTCTTCCCAGCTCATCAGTATCTCTGGAGAAGGTGGAGGCTGTGGATACCTTTTCACCGGAAAGAAATTCTGCATAACCACGAGAGGAGAAATCATGCTTTGAGGAGTTTGAAACAAACTCGGATGGCATAGCTACTTTTCCATTCATAATTTCTACCGGAACCACAAATGATTTTTCTCCAGCAGAAGTTGCAGTCTTGACCAAGAATGACATGCCCCTGTCGTTTGTTCCTGCAAATTTAACCTGTGCTCTGGCTCCCCAAGAGGAAACCTCTCCAGCAACTACGGAAGAAGCAAGTCTAATTTGGTCTTGAGAGAATTTATTTGAAGCAAGAAGAACCTCATCGGAAAGGTTGAATTTCTCCTGTAATGCAGCAGGAGCCTTAACGGTAGGGGTAGAAAGAACCTGTGTTTGACGAAGGTCTGCGTACTTAGAAAGATCTGAATCTTTCTTGGTTTTTTGAGCTGTCTTTAGTTGGACAAGTACATTTTCCTTGTTTAGTTTTACAAGATCTCCACCGGCAACTAGCTCAGATGGGATTCCGACAGATCCGTTGGAAACCTGTACTGGGATGCTGATATGGCTAGTTGTAAAGTCTAAGTTCTTGTAATATGCATTGCAAAGAATGTAATGCTCGTTTCCAGTTACGGTCTTAACCATATCTGGCTTGATTCCCATTGCGTTCAGCTCAAGGGAGATTAGCCTCTCTGCTTTCTTTACTAGATTCTTGTTATATGTTCCGGAGTCGTCATTCGATCCGAATGAGAATAGGACAGAGAATGCATCAGAAAGAGCAGTTTTTTCGCTTACCGAAACGGGTTTGGACATATCAGCTGCAGTCTTGGAAATATCTGTCCTAACTGGCTCTGGAAGTTTTCCATAACTATCACGAAGAAGATCTCCGAGTTCATCACGGAAGGAGGTTGCTCCACCGGAGATGTTATTAAATCTATTGTAAAGATCTGTTATCTCATTCTGAGAGAAGTATTGTTTTTTGGATGCCATCTTTACAATGACACTCCTCATATTTCCAATCACCTGATCTTTCTGGTTCTTTTCCCAGGCCGATTCAAATCTATCAACTACGTATCTAGAAGGATATTCTTTTCCAATTTCTAGTGAACGAAGTGCGGTTTCTGCTTGTTTTTTTAAAAGTTTTAATGACATCTTTCACCTAAATAAATTTTTTCAGTTCTGGAAAAGTGGAAACTAGAGCATCTCTCTTACTGACAGGCTGTTCATTTAGCAGCTCTCTTAAGAATGAATCGTCAGAAGATGTCTTCTCTATAAGGGCAGACTTAAAAATAGAAATATCCCCAGATGAGAATCCATACTCATCAGAGGAGAATCTTGTAATTGGAATATTCTTATAAGATAATGTTACATTTTTTTTATCATAATCAGAAATCACTTCCCAACTACCATTTTTTCTGGTCTCAAATTGAGGATCTGAGGCTCTGACCAGGTGAGGCTTGCCGTCGATATCCTGAATTGCCCAAAGAGATTCATAAGGGTCGTTTTCAACCCTAAATCTATCAAAAGCAACTTTTTTAAACAAAATAGAATCTGTTATCTCTATTTGGTCTTTAACCCCCAAATCAGAAGATTGTTTTTTTGTAAATTTTATCAGCATATCGTCTAAATAACTAGACATTAATATTTCCTCTGAAGATAGCTGGTTTATTAATAGAAACCCTAAACATGAAAATACAATATATTTTATATTAGGTAATGGACTAATCTTTCTTCTCTTTTAGCTTGTCCATTTCTAATAAAATATCCTGTATTTTTCCGCTACCCCTGCATATCTTCTTTAATTTTTTAAATATTCCACCATATCTTTTTTTATCATTTCTGTAGTCGAGATTTCCCCTTAGTGCCTTGTGGACTGCGGATTGTGTGATTCCAAGATGCTCTGCAATTTCGTTTTGAGTCTTTCCCATTAAGATCATAAATAATACTTTTTTTTGATGCTCAGTTAAAAGCTCGCTATTAACAACCGTATAAACTTCCTCTAAGAGCTGTTCCCTAAGATCGAGCAATTCTTCAGAGTAAGAGTTTTCAGAAAGAATTCCTGCCATACCTTTATTTTCAGAAAAATTGTTAAGTTTTATTTGATCAAATGCTACCTCAACAATTTTGTACTGATAACTCTTACTCTTCAATTTCATTACCACTCCATTGGAATTATACTCTCTATTTCATTTTGAAAATCATCAAGAGTTTTATTATTATCTAAAAAGTACTCTCCTGCATCTTTATAATCTCGTGGAAGTTTAATAAATCTCAACTTTATTCCGCGATTAACATATTTGTTATAAATAGATTCTGCTGATTTTTGACCAGGTTCATCTCCATCTAGAAAAATAGATATTTTATCAGTATATCTTGATAGCTTAATAAAGTGATTTTTTGAAAATCCAGTTCCACAAACCGCAACGGTATTTGTTATACCTGCATCATACATACTAATCTGATCAAAGTATCCTTCGACCACATAAGCATTTTGATTTAGTAGAATACTTTCTCTAGCTAGATTTAATCCAAACAAATGGTTGGTCTTTTTAAATTTTGAATTTTTGTATTTTGGTAATGCCAAGATCTCTCTTTCTTGGTTTGTTAACATACACCTTCCTGCGATAGCAGTCGGTGTCCCATAATCATCATAAATCGGAAATATTATTGAATAGTAATCTGAAAACTGACTACTACCATCATAGTTCATCAAACCAGAAGATTTCAAAAAATCATCAGAAACATATTCTGTGAGCTTTCTGGGATTCCTTGGAAAGAATCCAATTTTATAACGTTGAAAAGCATCAACAGAGAGATTTCTCTCTCCGAAGATGTAATCTTTTCCTAGCTTTGTTTTCTTCAGGTTATCATGACAAATATCAATTAGCTTTGTTAGCTCCTGAACTTCCTTCATCATATTCCTCAAGCTTCTTTAGTGTGGGTGAGATCTTCTCCATTGCACTAGCCATTATATCGCTAATAATGATTGTGCAATTTTTGGTGGAGCAATCTTTGCCATATGGTACCCCGTTAACCACCACAGTTTCAACTTTCTTGTGACAATTCTTACAATCAAACATGAATGCTTTTTTGGCGGGAGTAATTACGTCCTTATTTTGTTTCATGCTTTGTTTTGTAAAAGAGGATATTCCTAATACATCTTCCCCACAGATCTTGCAGACAACCTCGTTTCTATCGATATCAAGAGAACCGTCGGTTCTACCATCTGATTTTTTACATCTTGGGTTACAACTAATTAGCATTATGACTCCATCACATCAAATAGTGTTTCCATTTCTTCTGAATCTACTTCATCAAATACCGCCGGGCCTGCTGTCTCTCCGGAGAGATACTTAATCCTACATAAATCTTCAACTCCGCCAAAGCAGGCATCGTCTTTTAGGTAATCTATCATTTGCTGCCTACTACTAAATTTATCATCTCCTAGTTCATAAGTTCTATTATTTGGTCGATTAATTACCTTACAAAGAACTGCAAGATCAAGAAGCTCCTCCTCACGATTAATTAGGCCCTCTGTATATTTAATGGTATATACTGCCTCTCTGAATGGCGCTCCAACCTTATTCTTTTGAATCTTAGCGCGAACCTTATGCCCAATTACGTTTTCATTCTCATCCTCTACCTTGTTGTCAGCACCAGAGATTGGAGCCATATTAATCATCACGCTGCAGGCGTGCTTTAAGGCCCTTCCTCCGGGCGAATCTTCCGGGTTACCGTACATTACACCTGGGTTAACTCTAACCTGATTGATGAATATCATTGAGACGTTTGCATCGGCAATGGCAGGAGTTAGCTTCTTTAGCTCTGTAGAAAGAAATCTTGGCATAGGGGCCATATTTTGTTTTCCAATTGCGGCGTCTACTTCCATCGGAGTGTTCATGGCCGCAACGGAATCTAGGACGATTAGGCCAAGATTCTTAAATCTGGGATCTACCCCTTCCTTTACTAAATCCAAAACACCCTTAACGCTCTTGGATGCTTTTCCAGTAGTCTTGTTTACCGTAATTTTTCCAAGGAGTCCTTCAAAGATCTTCTTTGCATCATTGGTTTTTGCGACAACGACACGAGAGGTATCAACACCGAGGGAACGAGCCCAATTGGCATCATATGTATATTCGGCATCAATGAACATGACGGTATTATCCGGATTCTCATTTAGCCAGGATTTCATGCAAAGAAGGGAGAGAAGTGTCTTGCCGGAACTTTCCTTTCCTGCCAACTGGATTATCCTGCCTCTTGGCATACCACCGATACCTAAGGCATAGTCTAGTGAAGGGCTTCCGGTTCTAATTATTTCGTAGGTACCCACTGTTCCGATATCTCCATCAAGATAGAGTGTGTCCTCGCCAAAGAGGGAGAGGAGATCTTTTTCGCCTTCGGATGGTTTCTTACTACTCATTTATGCTCCAGTTAAATCAATATTTATGGTTTAGGTTAGAATCAGAGGGTGGACGCCAACCTGCGGGGCTTTGCCAGCCAGATGGCTTATTGGGATTTTCTGCCATTACGGCTTCGGTATTAATAAGAAGTAGGGCTGCACTTACTGCATTTTTTAGAGCAGCTTCAGTTACTTTTTTAGGATCCACCACCCCAAGATCAAGCATATTACCTGCTTCTTGGGTCACTAGATTATACCCAAACCAAGGGTCATCGGATATCATTATCTTCTCCAAAATTTCAGAAGGTGAGATATATCCGTTTTCAAGAATTTGATGAAATGGCTTCTCGCAGGCAGACTTTAGAACGGATGCGGCAGGCTTAAAGTTATGAGGCACCATAGCAAGGTCTAGCCTTCTTGCGGCGCGAAGCAGGGCTGTACCCCCTCCAGGGAGAATGCCGCCCTCTATGGCCGCCTTGGTGGCGCAGACGGCATCCTCTACGCGGTCACCCTTCTCCCGTAGTTCCGCTTCGGTAGAGTAACCTACACATATCACTGCGGCCTTACTCTGAAGGAATGCCAGACGCGCCCTAACGTCCTTTCTATCGGTATCGGCAAGAGAGGTGTCTAGTGTCTCTAAATAAATATATTCCTTCTCCTTGATGGCCTCAACATTCTTTGCGCCATTAATAATGGTGGTGCTGTATCTGGTAATTTTTATTTTTTCAGCTCTACCCAGGGTGGCTACTGTGGCCTCGGAGAGTGGGTTTCCTCGGTCTTCGGAGTAGACCGAAGTTCCCACCAAGATGGAGAGATCATCCAGCCAGTGATCATTATACTTGCCAAATACGGGATATTCTACGGCCACCGCATTAAGTCTTCCTGCTTTTCTATTAACAACAATGGTCTGAAGAGCCTCCTGCCTAA